TACTACCTTTATGTTTTTAACTTTCACTCCTTCTATTTCGTGAAAAGTCTCATGGATATATTCTTCCATCTCATCATCTACTCTGCCATCGGCAGGTATTGGGTACTCCTCTGCATCTATGTGCAGAGTCATCATTATCTTAACTTTCATCTTTCTCTAGCTCATCAATTAATTCATTGAGATACCATTGTGCTTTCTTTAAATCTTCTACACCATTCTTATATCTGTATCTCCACAAGTATTTCATAATGTTGCCTTGTAAATAATATTCATAACCATCATCTGTCATTGCTCTGATAGCATCAATCGTTTCTATTCCATTCTTATTATAGTGTGGTGGACTATTAACCATATCTAAAGTTTGTTTGTGGTCTGATTGTTCTTGTGCTTGTTTTCTCATCATATTACCTACCTCTCTAAATTTATTTCTTATTGATTCTCTGTACATTCCCATTATGTCGTTTCCTTTTTAAAGTCCACATGAATTACATTACCACCATCATCTTCTACTGTCAACTTATCTTTATACTTTGGGTAGTCCAACATATCTTCCATAGGTAGATACTTCTCTGCTAACTTTTCTGCTGCTTCTCTAAATACTTTATTCTCTTCCATCAAAGGAATGGATGAACACACTTGCCTAGTAAAATGTAACATACCTTCAAAGTCATCATCATTTAATGGGTTTCTTTCATCGAGTACACACTTAACGGACACCTCTCCTGTCCATCTTTTATCTTTATTAAGATGAGGTCTAATCACTACAACAAAGTCGTGTGCTTTTATTTTATCGTCTAATTTCATATACTATCTCCTTAGTTTTTTATTTGGGAACGAAATAAACTTGGGATGTTTATTCTTTCCTGTTTCTTTTATCCATTCTTCAGGTATAATTCTATCATGAAATTTAAAATCATACTTCATACACCACTCTGCATATGTTGACTTAGCACCTTTACGTAACTTTCTTCTGCTATTCTCAAACACAAATCTAATGTCTAGTTTAGGATGTTGTTTCTTTATTGCTAAATGTTTTCTCCTATCAATGGCTAAAAACCTACCTTTAGTTTCTATGATTATGCCATTGTTAAGCACAAAGTCAGGGGTATAGGTACGATAACACAAGTCTTCCCATTGTATCTTTATAGATTCGTAGTCAAACTTACACTTCAGTTCTTTTAAGTAGTCTGATAACTTATGCTCAAAACCACTCCTATACCCATGCTTTATTGCAATCCTGCGTACAGAATAGGGAGACACTAGAGTAGCCTTCTCCATCCTGAGAAAGGACTCCACTCGTACTCAGAACTATTATAGTTATAGCCAAGTGCTTTCATCTCTTCTCTTACTGCTTCGTCTGCTAACTTTTTAGCTTCCATTGCTTCACGTAAACCTTTAGTTTTCATTTCACGAAGAGTCTTCTTAGCTTCTGCTAGTTCTTTCTCCATAGAGTCTATGTCCTTTTGCAGGTCTTCTATTTTTTTATCTGCCATTATTTTACACTCCATATTTTATTTGCTTCTTCTTTCATACCTGACCACAACCAAGAGTCTAGGTTAGGATACATAAGAGAAGCTAACTCATGTTTATCATCACTGATAGACAAAAACTTTTGTATAGAAAGAGCTACCTTACGTAACTGTTTCTTATACAAAGTTAGATTCTTTAGTGTAAACTTTTTGTGTTCCTTTGGGGTAGCAAAGAATAAGTCTACACTACTATTAGGGTATGCCATAGAATATAAAGCCATCTGTCTTTTCTGAGCTTCAGTAGGTCTTGTTGGCATCCTTGTGGATGTTTTTAAGTCTACTATCTTGTCCTTAAAACGGAAGTCTATATATCCCATTATAGGCACAGGCATATCATCAATAGGAACTTCAACTTTTTCTTGATATGCTTCAAGGTTTTTGTAGTCAAAGTTCTCATCAATGACAGAGCCAAAGCCTTTGAGTAAGTTTTTTTCTTTTGCAGTCTTTATATCTCCCAAGTCAATACCTGACTCTGCACAGAGAGACATAAACTTTACATCCAAAAGGTTGTAATCAAAGACTCCTTTTTCATACTTGTCTGCAAGTACAAACTCAGTAGCAATACCCCTTACTGCACTTGCACCACTTGAAGATTTAATCTTAAACAAGTATCGTGCTACCCATAATGACGTATCATTAATGTAAGTATTAATACTACTAGGTGACAAGTAGTTTATACCATGTGCTTTGAAGGGGTCGTTGCTTCGCACTATGCGTTTTCCACTTCAATAAAGTTATCCTCTGCGTTAACAATACTGTCAACTGCATTAGACATATCTTCATCAATGGACTTTTGAGAAGCCTGTTCATTCCACTCAGACACAATGTACTGATTATAATTCTCTACCCAAGATAGAAAATCTGCAAACATAGTTTGGTCTGAATCTGACAAAGTAACTTTCTCTGAAAGATTTAATGTGCTAGTCGGTAAATAAAACTGACTACCATTAGGTAACTTTCTAGCTTCAGTTGCTAAACTAATTGTATGTTGCACAGGAAGTGCCTTCATCTTAGCTAACTTAGTAAAGTTAGTGCCGATAGTTTTGAACGCATCTCTATTATCTATCTCCCATATAAAAGGAGTAGTCTCAAACTTAGAAGACTTACCATTAGCGTCTGTAACGTCATGTAAATCTACTAAGCCAAACACAACTCTGACACGCTTAACTTGCTTGATTAAGTCTTTAGTCTTATCAGGCAATGCATCAAAGTCCTGTATCCACCCTGCAGGTTTACCACAGTTGAACCCACCTTGATTATCTTTCAAATCTTTATTTAAGTTATCTGCCATAACTGTCTTATGATAGACACCTAAAGGTTCTCCTGCTTTCGCAGAGTTATTCTTAACAAACCTTTTATACATATATCTTTGCATGAAAGGTCTGATGGTGGCAGTCTTACCATATAGAACATCCTTCTCAGGAATATCTAATTTATAAGTACCACCCTTCACAACAACCTCATCACCATCTATGATAGGTGTGTGTTGTATTCTAAATCTAGGTAGTTGTTGAGCTTTCTTCTCAGTAGAGGAAGAAGTCTCATTGGCTATACCCATAGCCTTTGCCATAGATTCATAATTATTAGTGTCTATGGTCACTAGGTTTGCTTCTGTCATACATTTTCTCCTTTCTTATTTTAAAATGTCTCATAGTTATATCAGTTAATATCTTTAGTGTCAAGCCAATTATCTCCTATTTTTGATTCTAATAATAATGGTACATTAAAGTCTATTCCGAACTCGTTGTTTATAATACTATTTATGTCTTGATTAATAGTTTTCAAGATGAACACAACTTTATTTATTTCATCAGGGTGTACATCAATAACTATTGAATCATGTACTGTGTTTACAATACAAGACTGTAATAGTTCTAATCTATTTTCTATATGATATAGAATCAAAGGCACTATGTCTGCAGTTGCAAAGCTCTGCACAGGATAATTCTTTATCTGTGTAAAGTGTGACACAGAGCCATTCATTCTTCTCTCTACATCAGGAAAACTAAACTGTCTGCCTGATGGTGTTGTAATACTACGTTTCTCTAGAGCCTCTTTAGCCAATCTGGAATGCCAAAGTGCGATGCCTTTGTACTTTTTCGTGAAGTCTTGGTAGTATTTTGCTTCTGCTTTTGTTCTGCCAAACCCAGTCGCACCATATAACGGAGCAAAGGTATGTGCTTTAGCTTCTTGTCGAGTTGTACTCTGACCCGAAGCAGAAATAACTCTAGACGTATAAGCATGAACGTCAAAGCCTGTTTTAATCTCATTGATTGCTACCTCATCTTGTGATAAGAAGGCTGCAGTTCTAAACTCTAACTGTGCAAAGTCTGCTTCTAGAATCTTGCCATCTCTCCAACGTGAAACAAACACCTTCTTCACAGGAAATGTGCCACCTCTAGGCATATTCTGCATATTAGGGTCTGCTCCACTAAACCTGCCTGTCGCAGTTCTATGTTGTAACAATCTAACGTGAAGCATACCATCAGACTTAACGTGTGCCTTGATACCTTCAACAAAAGAAGATAGATAACTATCTAAGGCAGACAACCTCTTTAGGTCTTGAAGAAACTGACTAGCTTCTGTCATGTTGTTACGTTGTGCCATGCTTTGTAATGTATCTAAGTTACCTTTGGATACACCAAAGCCATTAGCACTTATCCATTTAGCATTGGGTGCATTAAACTTTAAACCTGCTATTAATGAAGTGGGTTTAAAGGTATAGCCGTTAGCGTTGCAATCAATACAATTATTAGTATTAGCATATGGTATCCCATTTTTTCTTACCTTTCTTATCTTGCCTGTGCTACCACAGGTCTTACACGCAACTGCTTTTGTTCTATAAACAATATCAGAATTGTGCTTAACGTTATATTTAAAATCTTCTACACTCATGTGAGGAGTAAACTCATTACCCCACATAGCTTTGTCTTTAGGCTTTCTACTATAGATAACCCAAGACATTTGTTCAGGACTATTGAGATTAATAGGAGTATCTCCCATAAGTTTTCTTACTTGCTCTGATAATCTCTGTTCTATCTCAATCTTCTCTGTCTCAAATTCTTTTCGCACAGACTCTAACACATCTTGGTTTACCTTGAAACCATTCCTATGTGTTCTAGCTAGAGTCATGGCTACTTTATTTGTAAGTATTACTGTGTCCATGAGAGATGAGTTAATTAACTGCTTGTACTGACTAGTACACAACTCTTGTGTTGCTCTCAAGTCTGCTTGTAAGTATTCTTTTAACTCATCCTTTGGTATCTCATCTACACCCATACCTTTGGCAAAGTATTCTTTTAGAGTGTCTTGCTTTTTTGTATTTAACTCATGTCTGATTGCACAGGCTTCCAATGACAAAGAATATTTATCAGGGTTACCTCTGCTCAATACATACTCTGCTAACATGGTATCAAAGATAACACCATTATATTTAAAGCCACACTCCCATAACCACATTAAATCATATGTTATATTGTGTCCTATTAATACTGTAGCCTTATCTAATATATCTTGTACACCTACGAACCCACTATCCATATCATATATAGATTCATTTCCATTGTCATCACGACAACCAACCATAACTAACTTGTTAGTAGGTTCGTATGGGTCTAAATATAATCTACCATCTCTTTTGGTTACTGTATTTTCTACATCTATTACTATCTTCATGCACTATACCTCGCTGTGTGTGGATTAATATTACAATTAATCATGCCATGCCAACCTGTAATCTTGTTCTTAACAACATTCAAGTGTCTCATATTAGATTGCTCATCTACACCCTCAACATTCGCAGGTTGACCTATGAGTATCATGAGGTCTGCTTCTGCTGCCTTACCTGTACGTGAGCCTTCCATCATAGCCTGATTAAGAACTTGTCTACCCTCTGCTTCTGCAGAGAGTTGTGACATATAGAATATAACACAATCATATTGTTTTGCAATCTGTCTTGCATATATTGCATTGGCTTTGAGTGCTTCATCAGGTCTTGCATAACCTGCCATACGTGCAAACTTATCTCCCATATCTATTACAACAACATCAGGCTTGACACTCTTGCACATACTCTCTACCCATGCCATGTCTTCTCCTGTCACATCTTTAATCTTTAGGTTAGGTGATACAATCTTGTATCTATCCCTAGCCTGTGATGGGTTATCCTTTATCTCATACTTATCCATGTTAGATGAAGCAGTAAGATATCTGAACCCAACTCTATCATAAGATTCTTCGTTACACAAGACAACACACTTAGCACCTTGTCTTGCGAAACCATTCTCTCCTACAAGCATAGAAGCATGAAAGGATGTCTTTCCTGTATTAGGTCTAGCACCTATCTCTACAAGATAGCCACCATTGACACCCTCTACTTTCCTAGCTAACTCAGGCAGATTAAATGACCAACGTGTCTGTTGATTCTGCTTTGCTATCAAAGTATCAAATGATATATCATCCCATTCAATCTTCATCTCAGGTGTGAAGTCATCGTTATACTTCTCTAATAAATCACGTAATGGTTTCATACTTGTCTGTGTACCATTCACGAAATCAAAACCTAAGTTAGCTACATCTTCTCCTATAACTTGTTGGAACAGTTTAGATAACACATCTTGTGCCACATCTGTTCCCATAGGTGTCTGTCTTTTAATATCATTAAACAGAGCAGAGTATCCCTGCTTCTGTGCAGTTGTCATAGCAGGATTGCTAGACAAAAACAGAGCCTGTAACTCATCAGGTGTTACATCTCTATTATATTTTCTCATAGCTTTATCTATCGTGTGCTTGATAGTTCTAGCATCTTTGCTAAACAATCTATCAGGACATCTTGCACCTCTATGGTCTTCATAGAAGTCTTTATTCATTAAGCTACGTAGTAGTGATAGTTCCATGTTGGTTCTCCTTTGGGGTTAGTTTGTTTAAGTTTATAAAGTCCTCTTCTTTTCTATACTTCAAATCGTCTTTGAGTTTTAACACTCTGACATCATCTACGTATCCTCGTAACTCTTTTGCAAAGGCAAGGGTCTTGGGCATTGCATCAGGGTCTAAGGCAATTATAGCAGTTGAGAACTGTGCTAGGTATCTCTTGTGTGAATTGCTTAATGATGTTCCCAACACAGCTACCCCTACATAAACACCATCGCCTACAACAGATGCACTCACACAATCCTCAACGACTACTCCCACATTACCATGTCCGTAAGTAAAAGGCAAGTCACTTTTCCCATATCTTTTCCATTTAGGTAAACGGAAACCTACAGACCGACCAACTGCATCTACAATTAGTCCATCTTTCTTGATAGGAAATACAACTCTATTCTCTTTTACATCATAGTAAAGTGGTATTCTTTTATAATCCAACCCAAACTCTAATGCATATCTTACGACTTCAATCCTATCGTTGTGATATACTACGTGTTCAGGCATATTAAATTCTTCTGACATCTTCTTGGTTTCAAATACAGAGTTCCTAATATCATCCACAGATAGATTAACTTTCTTTGTACCTGATATTGGACAAGAAGATTTGTAGCAGTTCCAAACTAGCCTACCCATGTTGTTGGTTACAGTAAATGTTTTATAACCATTACAACTAGGACAGTTAATTCTTTTTGATTCTCCTACACTTATATGTAAATCATTTATTATATTATATATATTCATATTATATACTCTTATTGTAATTATTACGTAATGTCAAGGCATTTTCTGCACTAGCATACGTATTTTTCATGTAAGGCTTGACCGACTGTGGGTTTGCATGACCTGTAACGGACATAATCTGACCCATAGGCACACCTGCTTCTACCATTTCAGTAGTTCCTGTCCTACGCAAGTCCGATATACGTAACTCATTCGGTAATCCTGACTCTTTTATTATTCTTCTTGCTACTTTTGACAGTCTTTGCATGGCATATGGACTGTAAACACCCTTCATTGGTGTTGGATAGGGTGCAACGTAGGGTTGAAAGTCATAATCTTTTGCCTGTTCTTTAAGCATTTCTAATAAGTCAAGAGAAATAGGCAGGTGTACCACACTTCTTCTCTTTGACTGTTGCAAATTTAACACACCTTTGTCAAAATCTATGCTAGAAAACTGTAACATTCTCATATCTCCTACCCTCTGACACCATTCGTATGCCATTTGTACTATCAATCCCAAGTTTCTATACTTGAAATCGTTGTAACAGTAGTTAAGAAATATCCTAACTTGTTCTTTTGTCCAAGTTACATTTCTTATATGAGTAGTTTTTCTTTTGAAAGTAGAAAAAGGATTGCTCTCTGCATATCCCATCTCCATTCCAAAAGAATACATCTTACGTGCAACTGCACATACTGAGTTGGCTAAGTAAGTTCCTCTACTCAACCACACCTCGTATCCTCTTCGTGCAGTCGCACCTGTCATGTCAGACAATAAAATACTTGACATCTTTTTTCCGTCAACTTCTGTGTCCAACAGAACGTTGCAACAGTATTGATAATCATGTTTAGTTTTGTCTGCTAAGTTATTGTAATCGTTAGACAAAAGGTACTTTTCATTAAGCGATTTTAAGTTCATCATTCTCCATCCATTTTGGTTTCTCTGTATACTTGTACCTCGCAAATTTAGATTTGTCAACAATATAAAATTTACGATATGCTTCCATAGGATAGAACTCATCTGTCTTGAGGTCATCAAGTCCACTGAAACATTGTGGGTGTGGTGTTCTTTTACCATCAGGTAAATATATTCTGCCTTCCCACAGAGGTGTAAAGTGTTTGATTGCACCATGTATCTTTTTATATCTTCTACTGTACTCACTTAGCATACAGTCATACAAACAAAAAGCAAAGAGATAGTTTGACCTATTCTCCATTGCCCATAGTGTGCAAGGATGCTTTTGATGTACAGGTTTGTATAAGTCATGCTCCTCTGCATAGTCAGGTGCATGATGCCATAGTGCAGTACACAACATCTGTGCTTCCTCTAGTGGCATCTTGACTACGTGTTGGTCACATAGAGATGATGCAATCTTGCTTGGTGTATCTTCTATAATAAATCTATTCATATGTATATCTCCTATTCTGTTGGGTCTACTGCAACAACGTAATATTCATCTCCAAACATATCAATTACTTGAGTTCTATTGTATGCCATCATATAAAAACTAATACTACGTTTTTGTTTTAAGTTTCTTTTTAGTTCTACATAATATCTACTCATAATCCTACTCCCATAAATCCTAGTATGAATGCCATGCAACACATACCTAATATAAACCATATTAATTCATCGTTATTCATGTTCTCCCCCTTTATCGTTGTTATCTAACTCAAACCTTTTGCCATTGTAATATATAGCACGACTACGACTAGGTGTATGATACCCTTTCTGTAGAAAGAAACTAGGCTTTCTCTTCGCAGTCTCAAACGTAGCTACAGTTAACACAATAGCAGCCAATATAAATACGTGGGCAATCGCAGTTATCCCAAACATCCACATACTACCAAAGTACATGGAGAATGCAATGCACCACATCCATGCTAACACCTGCATAACCATATGCCTAGTATTTAAATCAGGTATGTGTCTTAATGGATTGTGTTTATAGTTCATGACAGAATCCCATGTATCATGTATTAATTTAATCATACATTCTCCTTTCCATAAATAACTTCTTCAAAGTGTCTGATAAGCATATCTAAACTTTCACAAGCACCTTTATATTCTGCACGAGAGTGACTGTCGTTACCCTCATAAAAATCATTTTTAATATCTGTAGCTACATTTTTAATTCTTTTTAATGTAATTACATTTTGTATATGTTTATCACTCATGATAATAACTCCTTTGCTACTTCAAATATTGCATATGTATACAATATTATTATTATTAATTTTAATGTCTTGTTGAATGAATCATCAGACATAACTTCCCAATGGGGTCTAAATTTTTTAGGCATAAACAAAATATCCTTTCTCGTAGTTAATTGATTTAATTTTTTTAGGCAATAACATTTCTCCTAGTATATGTGCAATCACATCAACTGTCCACCCATTACCAATCATCTTGTATCTTTGTGTCTTTGACACACCTTCTGTATAATTGTCAGGCAAAGTCTGTAATCTCTCACACTCTACAGGAGTTAGCTTTCTCCATGTCATACCTTGCACCACAACATTATCTTTTTGTACAGTAGTTAAACAATTAGTCTTGTCATCACTACGTACTTCTACTTGTGGTTCTAAAGGTAAATCCATTTGATAGTCTTTACGTACACCATTGGCATCTAGCCTACGATTAACAATCCTACCACCTTTAGGTGAATAGGTTGCAACCTTTGGCTCTCTGTTACCACCTTGCATAGTGAGTAACGTAGGTGCTTTACCATCCATGTGATACACTTCTTTAGTTGCTCTGTAGTTGTAGTGTGCATACTCTTCTGCTTCTCCTACAGGCATAAGTCTATCAACCAATGTCATGCCATTGTTACCTGCACCTTTATACATAGTAGCAGTCGTACACAATGCCTTTTGATTAGGGTTCTTGTGATGCTTTGCATTACGTTCATTAATAGGAACAGGTGGCTCGTCATGGTCAGTCTGTAATATATCCTTGAGTACCAAGCCTTTGTCTTCCAAAGGTGGAATCATTATCTGTTCATACTTGCCATTGATGTATGTGCCAAACCAATAGTTTCTCCATCTGTTTTGTGCAGAAACTTTGCTTGAGTTTAGTAACTGTGGTGGGAAACCCATGTGTTCTGTAATCACATCTTCAAACTGTTTCTTCATTCGTACATTCTCAAGCAATACATATCTTGGTTTTAAGTCATTCATAATTCTTATGAACTCAAAGAATAACTTAGAACGTGGGTCATCAAATGCCAACTGTTCTCCTGCGAAGGAAAATCCTTGACATGGACTACCACCCATAAGTAAATCTATTTCTCCCTCATAAAATGTTGGAGCATACTTAGATTTAGAACTTGACGTTATAACATCTCGTACATCTCCTAACTGTATCGTGTTAGGAAAGTTTTTCTGTGCTATCTGTATGGCATACTTGTCTATCTCACAAGCATAGTAATTATCTACAGATACATTGGCACGTTCTAAGGCAAGTTGCCCACATGACATACCATCAAATAAACTTAATACATTCATTGTATTTTCTCCTTTCTAATTGGCATACAACCAACATGAATTATTTCAGATTTTGTAAGTCTAGGTTGAATTATTTCAACTATACTTTCGTCAAGACTTTTCTTATTCTGAGTGTAAAATAAATTACACTCATTATAAGATGAGAAAGTTCTCTGTTCAGTTATACTGTTCAGAGTTCTTTCTTCTGTCATAAACATGACGTAGAGAACCCAAATCATTAGGCTACTAACAAGTCTTGGAAAGGCTTAGAGTCTATCCATTGTGCAACTTGTTGCTCTCTCTTCCACATTGACTCACCTTTGGTATCATTACCTGTATTACGTAATGAGAAACCATTTCTTTCATCTGCATAAGATGAGTAGTTAGTGAATGCAGAATACAAAGCATACATATTCTTACCTCTCTTGCTTATCTCTTGTTGTGCAAGAGTATGCATCTTCTTAGAAAGTCTCTCAGACTTTACTATCTTATCGAGAAGTAATCTAACATTAGCTTTGATAGGTGTCTCTGCCCATGACTGTAACATCTTACAATGAGCATCGAAGTCTGCTTTAGCAGTCTGTAACTCTCCCACAAATGTTTCAATATTGAAACCACTTGTGTTCTTTTTCTTAACTAAGTCATACTTACCCCTAATCTGTCCATTGGTACAGAACATATCTATACCACCAAACAATGCTACGTTAGAGCATGAGCCATCAATACCATGTAAGAGGATAATCCTCTCATTGATATCTGTCTGATGCTTGTCAGTATAGACACGATAGGTTACGTTAGGTAATGTGATATCTATCATTGCCCATGCATTGTTTCTACACTTCTTCTGCTTAACCTTTGCATCAAGTAACTCATGTGGCTCTCTGTTATCCATGATAACATCTTGCACAGAGTTAAAGAACTTAGGGTGTGAT